GCAAATCAGTTATGAAATTTGGAATTACTTCTGTTGGAACTGCAAGTGTTGGAATAAAATTATTAATTGTTACAGGACCTGTTCCATCAGCATTGTTACCAACGCCTTGATTGGTTCCGTCAAGTTCCAAAGCTGACACAGTTGCCCACAATACCATTTTGTCTCCAGGCAGAGTAGGAGATCCTGCAATTAATCTATTAAACTCATTAAAATAAAATCCTGTAGGAGGTACAAACTTAATTAAACCACCTAACGCAATATATTTTTTATTATCACTTGCTTGTGGTCCAACTGGTGCCGGTGCACCGCTTGAGACGAACTTAAAATATCCAGTGGTTTGATTGTTAGAAGTTGTACTTTGGCTCCAGTTTAAATTTAAAGTTGTTAGACTTGGGCGAATGAAATTTTCATAATAAAATTCTTGCATGCCACGGCTTGCTAGTACAGGCTCAACTTGATTTACTATAACATCTGTAATGTCATTTTGATCAATAAATGTAAATGTAAAACTTGGAACAGCAGTGTTTTCGTATATCATACCATCGCTAGCAAAAACATTTGTACTTGAATATTTCCCAGTGATATCAACTAGATCCAAGTACCTACTAGTACCAATTGAGCTACGATTAACCGCCTTGGACTTGATTATAGTTGAATAAAGCGTATATGGAAAATTATTATAGTCTTCGCCATTTACCATTCTGTTTTGTGTATAAAATCTTGCAGGTGCTCTTTGTTTAATGTCGTCAATGTTTTCTCTATTGGCAGCATTGCTGATTGGATTAGTTAATGCACAAGTCAATGTAAGTGTTTCGTTACGCCCAGTCCTTGACACATAGCCAATGCTGAGAGCAACATTTTGCATTTCATCTTGATTGATAATATAACTCAAACCATTTGATGCTCTTACATAAGTTCTAAAAGACCCAACTGGTATACTACTAAACACGCCATCGCCAAAGTTTAAATTAATTTGGTCGTTAGTTCTTGATGTGGTAGTAAAATACCTACGTTGTTCTGGGGTTAATTCTTCAACTGCTCCGCTATAAATGTTTTCTACAAGAGTCCATTGGTTTTGAATATTACCTGTTGAGTCTAGTTGATATAACCATGTATCTTCGTTATTAATACCTTCAATGTTGACATTAACAACTCTATTTGAAATACGTTCTCCAAGATTAAAATCTAGATCTTGTAAACTACCTTGCTTGAATAAGAAAAAGAAACCTGTGTTAGCACTGGCATATCCTTGTTTGTCATTTCTATAAAGTATATTAAATGCACCGTTTGGAGCAGGAGCCGGTTCGTACAAATATGTTTGATCTTGCGATGTGGCACATACTGCTTCAAATGACATAGTAGTACCATTAACTGTATTAGTAAATGGTATTACCGGAAGAAATCCTTGTATAAGACTAATACCATACTCTTCTGTCTGCACACCAAGTATTGTCTGTGAGTTTCCTGGTTTTCCAAATCTTTGTGTGTTATCTAAACACGAATTAACAATAACTGTAAATTGCTCTAACCAATTTGCATTAGTGGTATCGTTCCAGTTAACTGTGATGTTTGAAAGATTTACACCTGTAAAATCAATTACACCTTCTGTAGTACTAATACTTTGTACTTTTAAAAAACCAGATGCCGCAGTATTACGCTTTGGAGTATAACTTACTAGTTCAGCAAGACGTACTACACTATCTCGTCTTTCAGCAGTATCAATGAAGTTTTCTCTAGTGTTTAAATCGTTACGAAAACTACCTGCTTGTCCCATAAACGCCATAACATCTAGCAGAGCAATAAACTCACTTGATTCAATATAGTCGTTAAAACTTTCAGGATAATACAAGCGAATGTAGTCTATAAAGCTCTTGCGAAGTGTTTCAAAGTCATAACTCTGAAAATCTGCTTCACGATATGTTTGGTAGATTCTCTTCCAATCTTCAACACCAAATATACTAGTTTGTCTTGTGGTTTTAGCCATGTGTATCTATCCCTTACCTAGTATTTATGAACATTATAAACTGGGTAGTTTATACTACACGTCTGACAGGGAGGCTCGTTGTGTTTGGTTATCAAAAAACACTGTTAGCATCCGGGCATCTTGTCCTTGTATGGTTTGTACTTCCAATTCAACTAGTATTCCATTTTCTTGTGAAAACACATTTATATCTGCTACTTGAATTCTTGGGTCTTGTGCAACAACTCTCTGTATTTCGTTTATAACTGCTTGTGAGGTTTGTGCATTTTGTGGTTCGTATATAAAACTCCACATAATAGTACCAACATCAGGTCGCCCTGGCATTTCACCTTGACGTATGTTTAAAGCGTTAGATAGATCTTGCTTTATTATTTCAAAATCTGTTACAGTGTATGTTTTGTACCTGTCTATTGTGCTATATCCGATTATATCTGCCATACTGTATTTATTGTCCTAGTCTAGGTACTAATTCCATTAACTTTTTTACTTGCTATGCCTGATTGTACTGCGGTGTCGATCACATTTCTAACAGTTGTACCAGTAACACCAGTAGTGCCTGTTGAAAACCCTTGAACTGCATTGCTAATTTTTTCTTGTGTTAAACTAACTGCATACTGTCCACCTCTAACCAATGCATTCATATCTCCGCTTGTAATCTTTGCACTAAATGACCCTGCTAGTGTTTCCCCTAGTACACCGGCACCTTGTGTCCATTTCTTAACTGCATCAACTCCAAACTTACTTGCACCACTAACTAATCCTGCAAGAGATGATTCATTTTCTAATCCAGTAACTATGCCTGCATTTTGTAGTGAAGTTAATCCTTTGTTAAATAAATCAGTTTTTGTTATATCTTGTATTGCCTCGTTGTTAAGAAAATCACTTACACTACTGATACCTTGATTCCCACTCCATACACTTGTACTTCCTAATACTGTAGTAATGTCAGCAGTAGCACCTTTAAGGAAAAAGTCTGCGGTTCCTGGTTTTAAATAGCCAGCAGTTTCTAATTCAACTGCACCAAAACCAAATTTACCAACACCTAGTTTATTTGATATTTCAGTAGATTTTTGATCTACTAGTTTACTTGACTGTGCTACCATACCTGTAACTTTTTCTGTTGGTATCTTGCCTACTGGAGTTGTGGCTGAATCTTGTTTTTCGTAATCACCTTTGTTAATTTCTTTAATTTCTGTTGTTTCTGCTTTGGTTATTGCTTCCTGAGTCTTGGGTTCCAACGGAACTTCTTCAGCATTACTAACAAGGCTTGTGCTTGTGTTAACACCTGTTCCTCTTTCAGCATAAGGTTCGTGCGTTGGTGCTCTAGTAACAATAGTTTCAATTGCAGCTGGCTCCGGTGCCCATCCAACATTAGGAACAAACTTCGTATCAGGTAAACGTTTCTTAGGAATTTCTTGTGTTCTAGGAACATCACTAGCCGCACCAGAATTTAATTTAATACATCCTGCTTCAAGTACTAGTCCACTTCCTGCTCCCCACGATCCTGTGTTACTCTTTAAACTTAAGGCCGCATCACTTTTTAATCCTATTAAACCTTTACTATAGGCAAGTAAACTTGTATTTCCAGTTAAACTTAAACTACCAGTTTCCAAACTCATTGCACGTTTTGCAAACATATTAATTGAACCTTGTTCACTAGAAATATTAATATTTCTATCAGCGTTCATATTAATTTCGCCACTACTTCGTATGTTTACACTGTTTGATGCATACATGTCGATGGTGCCCTCTTTGCCAAGCTCCCACCATGACTGCCCATTGGCATGCATAATGTGAATTGTCTGGCCATCCGGAGTATCATTCATCATAATCTGATGTCCGGCACTAGTTCTTATACGTACTAAATTATCTTCGTTGGTTTGATCTCCATCATCCAACACTATGCTATGCCCACCTTTACGTGCTATAACATTTGTTTCATTTGCTTGTAGAGTGGAACTATTAAGTTTTTGTGTTAACTGTGCATCAGTTAATCCTCCGGAATATATAGGTCTTCCGGCAGTACTAATACCAAATACAGTCGAAGGTGATTCTCTTTGACTATTTGAACTAATAGGACCAAGTAATGGATCAGCAATAACCCCTTGACTAAGCATTTGTCCGGCAAGGACACTGTGTACTGGTTTGGTTTCTTCAAAAAATCTTGGATTCTCTGCAATCTGAGGATTAGCATTATTAATCTCAACAACAGGTAATTTTGGTTTTCCAGTAAAATAAGGGCTACCACTATCATCAACATACTTGTCACTGGAACCTATTGCAGGCATCATATGATTAAGTCCTGGCTCAATAGGCATACCAACATAGTATCCTTGTGATGGATCTCCGTTTGCAAAAAAACAAAGAACTTTTGTGCCAATATCAGGAGGAGTACCCCAAAATCCATAACTTTGATTGTTACCTGTGAAACTTCCTGGACCTGTTGGTTGCGGAGCACTCTGTTGAGTATATCCATAGTAAGGTGAGATATAACTTACAGTACGCCATAAATCTTTATTATTCCTATCATCACCTGCAATATACTCAATGTAAACCTGTAACCTACCTGCTCTAGTAGGATCAACATTATTCGTTACCTCTCCTATAAACGGTCCAGTTTGAGCTGGAAGTCCG